ACTCTCTTAATCATAATTCTATGTCTACTCTTATCCCTACTAAGTCAGACGGTTCTATAGCTGATTTATCTCAAGTTGTATTCACTAAGGGTGGAGTAAGATATCCTCTAGACTATAATATTGATACAGCCTATAAGCAGGATAATAATCAGAAGCAGGTAGACCCTCAGGTCATTCGTAATGGTATGAATGCAGTTATACCATTTAATAGAATTACTCATACTATGCTATCTCCTGTTAACACTCATAAGGATTGGACTTCTAATGATAATGGAGTATTAGAAGGTGGTCTTAATTACGTCGTAGGAGTAGCTTATGATACCGTTGGTTCTGATACTCCAGGAGGAGATTTCTCTTCTGAGGCGTGGGGCGTTCAAATGGATATCGGTCTTACTGACAATAATCCAGTTAGTGCTTTTATTTTCGTACACTCTAAGCAGACGCTAATGTATAAGGCCGGCCAGGTACAGATTGTATCGTAATTTTTATTTATACTTTTTAATTAAAGTTTTTTTTATTTTTTTATTATATTGTTAATAATATAAAACAAAAATGAGCTATTCAAAAGCAGACATTCCTGATTTTCTCGAAGCAGGCGCTCAGTTTACTGACGCCGAACAACGTATCGACACAGAGGTACATGAGCCTACTATTTTCTCAGATTCATTCATAAAATACGAACTTCAATCTAAGGGCCTATTAAACCCTAAATCACGTATATGTTTTTCGTTAAAAGACCCTACTCACGCCAGTATATATCCTATTGGAGTAGGTATTGGTTCTCTTATTCAGAGAGTTTCCTTGAAGATTGGAGGTAAAACAATATGTGAGGTAGACGATTGGGCTCATTATCATTTTTATAAATCGTTATTTACTGACCCTCAGGTTGTTAAGGATAGAGAGAGCTTTATGAGTGCTAGAGCTCTATCTAATGCTGTTGTATATGAAGACGGCGATAATGTGAGTAAATTTATTGGAATGGATTTAGGTAAAGAATTTACTGAAAACGCTACAGCAACAGACACCGCTATGACTGTTCCTACTCATTTAGAGGTTGGTCGTGAGGGTGTTTTCTCTCTAACGCTCGACGAGCTCGTGCCAGCACTACGTGGGGTTCAGGTTCCTCTCTTTATGCTTAGAGAGCCGGTGTCTATTGAGATTACTTTATCCTCTACTATTGGTAAGCGTGTTTCTTATGCCTCTAATCACCTAGCAGACAAGGATACAGCTGTACTCTTGGATCAAGACGAGTGTCGTATGATAGCAGACTACACTTTCCTAACAGGCGACGATATGGAGGCTTATGCTAAAGCTAATTCTACATTTGAATTTACTTTCTTAGAGCCCCGCCTTACGAAGACAACTCTAGCAAATGCTGCCGCTTGGACTTCTCAGGTTAGAAATGTTGGAGGTGCAGGTCGTCGTGTTCCTAAAATGTTCGTTATGCTTACTTCTGATAAAATGGGCGTAGACGGCTCTTCAGCTCATAAAGCAGACCATAATCAAATGACCTTATTGAACGATTACCGTGCTATCGCTCCATATTCAGGAACAGAAGCAGCAGGTGCTTATGCTAAGCTCACGGCTAATGTTAAGAAGAATGACGCCTTTATCTATCCTATCGACCGTTCGAATTCAGCCCTTCACTTTCATGGAGTACAACAGGCTGAGGGTGCTGTTCCTCATATGACTAGAACAATGTACGCTCGTCAGGGTAATTCCTTCGTTGATAAGAAGTTTGAAGGCTACAGTCTAGCGACTAAGTATCAATTAAGCGGTCAGGGTTTCGTGCAGGCTTTTAGAATGCCTGACGGTCAACGTGTTGATAGCCGTGGCTTAGAAATTCAATATCAATATAGTGCTCTAGACGCTGATACAGCACCATACACTCAGCGTGTTTATATTGAGATTGAAAAGAGGGTTTCTATTGTGGACGGTATCACTGATTGTTATTTCGAATAAATTAATATAAAATAAAAATCTTATATTATATATAAAATGGATAAACAATCGATTATCGATATTATAAAAAAATCTAAACCTAATGCTAAGGATAGTACTGTTAATATGTATTCAGCAAATTTATTAAAGTTAATGAAGTTGTTTGATATGGATAATTTAGACTTTTTAAAAGATATGGATAAAGTAGAAGATAAGATTAAGGATCTACATTATACAACAAAAAGAAATTATCTAAATGCTATTATTGTATATTTAACAGCAAAAGATAAGGACGATAAAAAAATAGAAAAGTATGTAGAAACTAGAGATAAATACAACGATTTATACCAGGAACACCAGTCTAGCGGTGTAATTTCTGATAAACAAAAAAACTCATTTGTTCCTATTGAAGAAGTCAATAAAATGATTAAGCAAATGGCTAAGGAAATAAAGGATAAAAAATTAAAGAGTAAAGACGACCTAACAGCTAAGGATAAAAACCTAATTACGGTTTATACCTTATTCAACATATATACACGTCTACCTCTGAGATTAGATCTAGCCGGAATGCAGGTTATAAATAAGCGTTCTTATAATAAACTATCTGATAAAGAAAAACAAGAAAATAATTATTTAGTAATAAATAAAAATACTATGTATATGGTATTAAATCAATATAAAACCAGTTCAAAATATAAGGAGCTTAATATTGATATTCCGAAAGATTTAGAACGACTATTAAGACAATATATTAAGATAAATGGTAAAGGTATATTATTTAAATCCAGTACAGGAAAACCATTAACAAGAAACGCACTAAGTCAATTATTATTAAAAACAAGTAAGAAGTATATGGGTAAATCAATCAGTACAACAATGTTAAGGAAGATATATTTAAGTTCGAAGTATGGTGCTATGAAGAAGGAATTAGAAGCAGATAATAAAGTAATGGGGCACAGTAAGGAAGTAGCTCTAAATACATATATTAAGCAACCTCAAGATTAATTATTGTTTTATCTACAATTAATAGAAAATAAAAATACTTAAAAAAAATCTTTTATAATGATATATGAGAGATACATTTTATAACGATTATAAAAAAGGAACAAGTATCGAGCCGTACGTAGTACAGTATCTAAACGAAAAAAGAAAAGATAAATATATTTTAAGTAAAGAACAAAAGAGTGAATATGATTTTTATAATAGTAGAACACTAGGAGAATTAAAGAGTAGAAATAATAAATATAAATCATATGGTACCACTTTTTTTGGATACAATAAATTAAAATATTTTTTATCTCAAGATAAGTTTAAAAGATTTAAAATTTACTTTTTATTTACTGACGGCTTATATTATTGGAAGTATAAGGAAGGAGAATATTCTATTCGACCATATCATAATAATTCAAGACAAAAAATAGAAGAATACGTTTATGTTCCTATTAAACACCTTAAATGTTTATCCTCAAAAATAACAACAAACAATATTAAGCAAATGGTTAAGTTAATCGAATGATAAAACAAATTTACCTTTATTAACAATTAAACCATAATATTTCTTAACTTTATTTTTTTGTTTTAATTCTAATTGTTTTTTAACACGATTAGATATGATAGGAGATAATTTATTATCAAGCTTAGGGTCTTTATTAAATAATCTTATAGCACGTCTCACGCTAGGAATATCTCCATATTTACATATATCTATCATTTGTATTTCTATCTCATTAAAATCATTAAATATACTATACTCAATATTATAGCCTCCATTACAATAAACTATTACCTCTTTACAAAATCTCATTAATTTTGTTTTTTCTTTAACAGATAAAAGTTTATCAGGATTTTTATTCATAAGATATGTTTTTAATTCTTCAATATTATTAATATCATATATATCTGTATCACATGTTAATGATTCAATACTACATAACTCACGCCATAACTCCATACTAAGCGTAGGTTTATCCATACTACAAAAGTTAGGTATATCAATATTGAAGTTTCTAATAATATCAATCATATCAGCTTTTGAATATGTTTTATTAATCATTATAATATTAATAATATTTTATTTTTAGAATTAATTCGAAATTATGTTAATAATAATATAATTAACAAAAATATATTAGTAATAATATAATAAAAAATGTTAAGCGTTCAAGAGTTAAAAACATTAATTAAAGCACATAATAAACTAAGCTTAATTAAAATACCACCACGTGCTACTGTATCTAAATTAGTTGAAGTAATAGAGAAAGCAGGATATACTGTAGACCACGATAAAAAGGTAATTAAACCGAGGGTTACACGTGGTAAACAAATTAAATTATCAAAAGCTCAGGAGATTGTACCTGCTCCTAAATCAAAAGAATTATTAAAAGCAAAAAGAGAAGAAAAGAAACGAGAAAAAGAAGCAGAAGAAAAGAAGAAAGTAAGAGCTATTAAAAAGGAAGCAATTGAAGAGGAACGAGTACGTCGTAAGAAGATTATCAGAGATAAACTAAAAAAGGAAGCACCACCACCACCTAAGAAAAAAGCAACTCCTAAACCTGCTCCTGCTCCTGCTCCTGCTCCTGCTCCTGCTCCTGCTCCTGCTCCTGCTCCTGCTCCTAAGAAAAAAGCACCTCCTAAAGTAGACCCTAAAAAAATAAAGGTTATAGATCCTAAAGCAGAAAGAAAGAAACGACTAGGAGTAAAACTAGAACAAATAAAGGCAGGAAGAGCTGTTAGACAACCGACAGACGACGAATTAAAAGCAAGAGAAATCGATTTAAAAATATTACCTCCATTATTG